CGTCGAGAACGTTGTGCAGGAGAATCTCCTCGCGCGTTTCGGTAGCATCCAGCAGATCTACCAACCCGCGTCGCTGCTCGAGTTCTACGGCTACGAGTTCCCGGACCCGAACAGCTTGCCGCCCGGCCTGCTCAAGATCCCCTTCGTTGTGCGCAACGGGGACAGCGATGACCCAGTCGACAACCAGTACGCGCCATGGTTGGACTGGTGGTATGGCCCGGGTGGCATGGGCGAAGGACAGCAGCCGGGTGTCATGGGCCAGCAGTCGCCGCCACTATCGCCGGCGCGGGGCGTCGACGAGGTCCTCAATCGCAATCGTCGAGCCACCGAGTCGCCGCCACTATCGCCGGCGCGTGGCGTCGACGAGGTCCTCAATCGCAAAGGTCCAGCCACCGGCGCCCATATGAGTCCGCGTCGCCCCATTCGCCGCTGCGAGGACGACGAGCAGTCCGATGTGTTAGGTGGCCCGTCTCCGAACCGGCGGTCTCCGGGTTCGAATCCCCTCGGGGACGCGACACTGCGGCTCAGTAACAGTCCGCACGGGCCATCGGACGCCGACCAGCGTCCACTCAAGCGTGTCCGCGGCGCGGCGTCCTCCAGTCTGGTCCTCGACGAGGCCGAGGCTGAGGGTGAGGACGAAGAAGAAGAGGTGTGGTACCAAATCTCGAACTCCTGATATAAACCCTACACGCCCCTACACACTGGGGCCAAATGCTCTTTTGTTTACAATTCCTTCTTTATTTCACAGATGGACTGGGACGAAAGAGGCTCCTGGACGGAAGAGGACGAAGCGTTTATCAACGACAAGGAAGAGGGCACCAATGAGTGGGGTCTGAAGTACATTCCGGGCAAGTGCAACAACGTATTGTATTGGTACCGCTGTGGCGAAGCGGTGCTCTGCGATAACCCGTGCAACCCGGCGGAGCAGCTATGCCACGACTGCCGCGTCTTCGGCCACCGCCTGACTGGCCTGCTCTGAAGTCTCTACGGGGACAAGTCTCTTCTCTACTTTCATGTCCGACCAGAGGCCCGCGCTCTTCAACATTTGGCTAAGTTTCGTCTTGTCGAGCCCCACGCGCGCCTCGCTCTCGATGTCCACGACAGCGCGCCCGAGCAGGCCGTTCTCGCTGTGTGAGACCTCAACTTCAGTGTGACAGCTACTGAGCAATACCTTCCTTGTTAGCACAGCTATCTTGTCGGCATCTGCAAAAATGTTGTTGAACACATTGGCCATCCGGCCCGCTTGCTCTGTGTACGCCTCTGCGTCGAACTGTTCCGGAGTGCTGAGGGAAATGAAAAAGCTTGTCTTACGCATCGCTTGCAACTGCACTTTGCTTGGAAAATGCTAGGACAAGCACTGCACCCACAATAGCCCCCAATGCAAATGCCATGCCGGTTGTCTCCGCAAAGTCTGGCTGCATGGGACAGGCTGCGCACGTGGGTGTGGGTGGGGGTGGAATGTAGATGCTTGCTTTTGCTACTGGTGTGGGTGCCGGGACTGGTGGCGCTGTCGATGTGTTCGAGTGTGGTTCTATGAACGTGTTCACAGTCGGTGTGAAGTCGTCCTTGAGCTGAGATTCATCGAATGCTGGTGGCGTCATGCTTACTTTTGTATGAGAAATTAAGTAGCCGGTCTGTTGTAATCATTTGGTCGGTTACCTGGCTTTGTGCTACCTGCTCTTATGTTAGCAGCACCAAGCATTGAACGACTTTGTTTGCGCACGTATGCTGCTAAGACTTCTTGCCAATTGTCTTGTGGGTATAAGCGTATATCCACGTATGGGTGCTCGTTGTCGGTGTAAAACGGCCCACCAGATCCATCCACAAGCTTAAAGTTGTTGGCAACATAATTGTCAGGGAACGTCATCATTGGATCGTGACCCCGAAATAAAAGCTCAAAGTACTGGTTCATCTTAAAATAATCAATTTGCACATATGTGTAATGTGTAATCGTTATCAAGATATGGAAGTGTGGGTGATGCATTTGTGGACCAATCTCTATACCGCCATCTACTTCAACTTTGTCAACATGTGTTTCGTAAGTATCAAACACATAGCTCGACCCATTACCTGTGGCATAGAATGTTGTAAGTGCCTCCTTCTTCCGCGGTTTGTCTATAAGGCCAAAGTGGGCTGCACTTAAGCTGTCAGGCGGCTGATTGCTATCTCGCTTAAAGTTTACCAGCTTTTGACCAAAGACCAATATCTGCGAAAGGTATCGATCGTCACCAAATACTAGGTGAGCGGCGTTTGCCATGCGCTCCATCACAAGGCGTGCCTCCATCTCTGATGTAACTGGTCTGTGTAGTGAGTAGGTGATAAACAAGCGCGATTGCCTAAGGTGGCGTGTTTGCACTAGGTCAACTGGTAACGGGTCAACAACCTCCCAAGCCTGACCGCCGTCCATATTAGTATTCCATGTAGTAACAAAGCCATCACCTCCCCACTGTGACTTATCAGCTATGCGCTCTGCACGATATTTCACGCTTCGCCCGTTCACAGTGCCCTCTGCTAGGATTGGGTAGGTGTCATTTGGTCGCTCTGTTGGTGATTTAGAATCAATCTTAATGGAGCCACCAGAATCGACCTCACCTTTGCTACCATAGCGCGTTGCCAAGTAGATTACGGTTTCGTAATCTTGCATTTGCGGCTCTTGACGAATACCTACTCGCGGTTTCCATTGGCGCACACGCAAACAGCTATCGTACACTTCTCCGTTAATCAACCACGACTCGTTCCTGTACTCCTTGCGAAACATATTTGAGTCAAATACGTCGGTATTGTCATCCTTCACAAATGAAGCCTCTCTCGAGTACTTGCGTGCTAAATCAGCAACCATATCGCGAAAAGCAGGATTTTCAAACTCCTTTGCATCGATTGCCTGCCGTGCCGGAGCAGCGCCGCCTAATGCCGCCCTTTGGCTATCTCCCGCATTGACTAGCTTTTGCAAAGTAGCAATAGCATCCTCTTTGTTCTTCTTGTTTTTTCGATGATCTAGTGCGTTTTGTATGTTGATCTCAGGTGGATTCCTAAACTTCGTGCGGCTACCTGGTAGGCTATGCTGTGTTTCCTTAAGGTATTTAGATATACCGTCCAATGTGGCCTCCCACGTACGCATGTGCTCTTGTTGCTCGTCCTCGCTTAGACGTGATGCCGGCCCTTGCTTGTGCAACATAGCGGGATCGAAGTCCGGATTCCCTGATTTGTTGAGCACATTGGTCCACCAATCCATACCTGTCGCAACTTGCCTATCATTACCTTGCACAACAGAGAATGGTTTGACTACTCGGTGGTTGCGGAGGAACAATCCTGACGCTGTCTCAAGCACTGCTGCGCAATCCATGCATACATTGCAGTACTTAGACACCCTACGCAGCTTATACTCTGTCTGTCCATATTTGATCTTTGCCGTCTTAAAGGTCAGTTTACCCTGTGTTATCTCTCTCTGTTGGTGTGGTTGTCTAGCGTCGTCAAATACATGGTTGTAGTATTTGCGGAATGTGGCTGGCTCGCCGTTGTCCTTCAAAGCTTTATACAATCTCTGCAGCGGCTTACCTCTGGGATTAGTAGAATCTAGCCCTCTGTAGCCGCGCTCACACTTTGGCATTTGGAATTCATGTGTAGGCCAGTTGTGCCAAGAGCCGTCGTCCCTGTCAATCTCTTCGAGAGGCGGTGTGCCGCGTGTCCCAACTTGCACCTCTTGCAGCGTTGCAGCAAATTTAGGTTTAACTTGCTCTTCATTCCAAAATATCTTGTCGTGAAAGGGTTGCGGCGCCTTGCCATCTACGTTACCTCTGCCCTTCTCACATTGACGATCGTCATACTGCCAGAAACTACCAGGCCAATGTTCGGTGCCCTTCACCGAGTATTTGTACGCGCTGTACTCTTCATTGTACTCATAGAAGGGGCGTGAGCACCTTCGACAACCCTCCGAGTAAGTCTCACCATCACGAAACAGCGCCTTCTGTGGTTGATAAGGTAGATATGCGTAATGCCACGGCGAAGTAATCCAATCAAGCACAGTCATATTACTCTTAATTCTGCTTAAATCATACTCTGCTCGGTCCATACAGCTAACTAAGTCCTTGTCAAACCCTTGATGTAGGTTGAAGTCAAAGCACTCTGCCCATTCGCGCGGCGGCTCTTCAGTGAAGACAGGTTTCCATAGTTGACCTGCTAGTGTCTTAAGGTACCCGTTAGACCCTGCGTCATTTCGCTTGCCTGAACGAGGGAATGTATAGCTCTGGGCTGTTTGCTTGCTGTAGCGGTAGATACCCTCACGCATGCCTTTTTTCTTCTCGTCTGCACTTATACTGATTTCATTGCCTCCGTGCTTATCTGTGAACCCTATCTTTTGGTTATTGTAGTAGATAAGCAAGATACGCCGCAAATTTCGTCTGAACACTGGGTTGTCGACAGTAATGAGTTCGTCAAGTATGCTAGCTTTAGTCAGCCCTGCTTTAGTCTTACCAAAGTTCACTTCGACCCCTGTTATCTCTGTAGCCTGTGTAGATCGAATGTAGAGATTACTTACGTCGCCATACTTATCTGCATATCTCTTCTCACCGGCTTCTCCCATTGGTCGTGTCTTAAACTTGTGCAGCGCAGGTTCGTAGATATCAGTGTGTGGCCACGGCTGTGCGTCAACACTTGTGAAGTGCTCATTAATGTCGCGTGCTGTCTTAGGTGCGCCAGGCTCAAGAGCATTATCTGGAAACACTCCACCCACAGCTACCTTGCGTGCCTTAACACGCTGATTTAGCGGAAGAGAAGCGTTGTGTTTTTTTACTTCATTGTACTCTGCAGCTATGTCAGCAGCTAAGCCAGATTCTTTTAGTTCTCCAGCAAAGCTTAAATTTTGCACTAGACTCTGCACTGCTATGGCTTTGTTACCAAAGTCCATAACCGCACTTTGGTCCTGTTGCATGATTTCTGCTTGACCTGCTGTGCCTGTAACATCATCCGTATCTCGCTGCACGTCTGGATCTTGGTCAACCTGTCTGGGTGTCTCTCCTTGCACCTCGTCTTCTTCATCGTCTGTGTCATCTCTTTGCTGCTCCTGGTCGCGCGCCTGTGTGTCTAAATTTACTTGCATTTGCTGTGGATTTGCAACCTCAGGTTGTTGACGTAAACCAAGTGCGTAGCGACGCAATTTACGTATTTCGTCCGGTTCGTAATCGGCGCGTTTCTCAAGAAGACTGCCAAAATCTTGGTATTCTTGGAATAGGAAGCCAACTGATTTACCACTCAGGTTGTTACGTCGCCACATACCATCTTGAAGGGTTTGCCTCCACTCCGGTGTAGGCTGCCAGCCCGGCAGCTTAGCCTTATCTAATGTAACGTCGTTCCAATCTTCCAAGCTTACATGGGGGTACAACCATAATGCCTTTGACATCTTCCAGCCAAAGACAAACCCAGAGTTGTCTTCAGGTGTGTGCAGCATGTGTGCAATCTCCTTGTTGTGTGTTATCAAGTTGCGTATGTAGGTTCGGTCTATGTCCGCCTTTGTAGACGTAAAGCCGTTCTGTGCGTCGCCAAAGAACGGTGCCACTATTGTAACAAGGTTCCGTTCATGTGGGAACAAGAACAGATTTATATGTGCTAAAGGCACTTTTCGATACTTAAAGACGTGATCGATGGGAAAACCATCAGACCCACCGAGCACTGTGCTTCGTGTACCAAGCGCCTGGCGGCTAGAGTCGTTGTTATCTTCTTTCACTCGTAGTGTGCTGTTGCTTCTTGTGTAGTTAGGATTAGGTAATCGCATACGTATATGATAGGTCACGTCCTCAACAGTTCCGCCTTTAGTCCAATTAAGTTCAGCGTGTCGACAATTAGCGTAAAAATACAGTCCAATAAGCGCAGCTAAACGGTTGCCCTTGGCCATGCTTACGCCGTCGATCTCACGAGTTTGCCCCTGTGTACCACGAGTAAACTGTGACGCTTGCGTGCCATGCACAGCCACGACACCTGGGGGACCCAAGCTAATACCAAGCGCGCGCATCCAATTGCTCTTGCTGCCAGGTCGAACTGTAACCGGCATTTCAATACCTTGTTTCCCTTGACCACTAAACCCAGCCCCGCCTACTGATCCTTCGCCTTGTGAGTTATAGCCAATTGGTCCACCCTTTTCATCCTCCCAAGCTTTGGCACCTTTACCTATGTATGCATAGCCTTTACCACCTTTTGCTCTCGCATCCCAATACGTATCTTCCTCTGGGTCGATTTGTCCCCAGTGTTCACCAGTCATACCACCATTTTCGTCATCAAAGTAACGTTTCTTAAATACGAAATTGCGTGAAGTCCGGCCATCAACAAGTAAGTAGTGACACATCTTTTGGAAAGCTGGCCCGCCGTCTGGCAACGAGTCGTCGTAACCTGTCATAGCAGCCCATAGTTCAAAGGAAACGCAGTTAAACTTCCATTGTGTCTTTGCTTCGGCAGCCTCCGCAATCGCGGCTTCCATGTCATAGGCACCTACACCGTATACTGGCATGCCTATAATGTGGTTCGTAGGGTGCGCTTTGTGTTGAGCGGTGCGTGCCGCTTGCTGCGCTGGGGACTTTTTGCGGCCCAAAACGGTCCACCCTGCGGCCCCTTTGGCATTTTGCATGGCTAAAAGCAATTCGTCATCTAGGATACGACCCTCCCAATCCTTCCGTTTATCAATTGCCTTCTTCTTCATTTTGTTTGCCAACTCGTCCGCTACCTTCGTATTCCATTGCCCTCTAGCATTCTTCAAATCAGCAGGTACTGCTATACCCATGTTGGCTGCATATTTCTCAATATTTTTAGCTAAGTCGCTTGTTTTAGCACCTATACCACCAAGTACAATGGTGTACCCGTGCTTGGTGTAGCTAGTCATTCTACAGTAAGACATCGGAATATTACGCTGCATTCATCCCCTTATGGATGTACTGTTTCATCACAGTGGTCCAATCACTCTGCGGTAGCAACTTCACATGCACATACACCTTCTGGTCGATACGCAGAGGCGACCCGAGCGGGAGAGACGCGTTGAATGCCTTTGCTGCGTGGTGTTGCAGCATTTGCACATTCATCTGCACTTGGCTATAGTGCGTGATCGTCAGCCAGATGTGTGCATGTAGACGATTCATCACATCACCAGTCTCAACATTAGCCTTCCATTCCACTGTATGGATCACATCGGCGTAGCGGTCGTCCTGGTACTCAGGCGAGACGGGGCCGAACTTGATGTAGGCTGACATTGTACGCTCATCTGCCAGTGTTTTGAGCATTTGATCCATGTGTCGGATGCCAAGCTCCATCTGATCATTTGTAGGCGACTTGTTGCTGTTGATTGTCAGGAAGAAGTTACTTTCCTGTTTGCGACGTGGCTGTCCAGGGTCCTTTGGGTCCTCGTACTTGCGTCCGTTGATCATGAGACCAGGTGCCCGCTGTATCTGATGGCCTTGGTAGCGCCATGCTTGTTTCGTCTTCGCTGTGTGTTGTACTTGCAGATCTACTCCAGATGTCGTCACGTTTGGGTCTCGTACTCGCTTCACCATACCGCGTTCCCAAATACGCTGTGTGTGTGGCTGAGTCCGGTGCAATAATCTGCTAACCTGTGCAACCCGGTCGTTCGGCATCTTTCCCAGTAGTGTCCAAGAAATTTACTCAGGGGCTTTCCGGGTGCTCGCAATCTGTAAGTTTCGTCTGTTGATTGCTGTAGTGCTCGTAATCTGCCGCACCACAGAATTTGAACGCGTACAGGTCTTTCCCATTCTTACCTGGCCAGGGACACTGTACTTTGTACGCGTAGCGACCGTTTTTTAGTACCACCACAGTGGGCTCGTCTGCATCGAATTTCTGTTTCGTTGTCATGCAGGTCATGGTGACACGTTTGCACTCGGACATGCCTATCGTACTCTCAGAATATCCTCTCCTTCCAGACCATGCATTGCACATGGAAGGTGAAGCATTATGGATCGAAGGCATTGGTTGGCTTGGCCAATACTACAACTACTATGATACCCTGTGGGAAAAGGGGGTACCCTATTTTTGCAGAGACTACTACTTAAATCAACTGGAAGCGGCGCTGGAAAGCGGGGTGTGCCACAAAGAGTTGAAGGGACTCATTTCAAAGATAAACCTTTTAAATTCTAAGATACAACTATACGAGTCATGCCAACAATCGTTGCGCCTCTGCAAGTAAGACGTACTTTGTGGGCCGATGACGCTGAGGATAAAGAGAATATACCGGGTACGGCTGACCCTGATGTTTGGCAAGTGCCACGCAACCCAGTCCCTATCCCAGTCCACCGGCAACATGCTGTCCGTGAGTCGCCACTTGCTGTGACCAATCGGTTTACGCCTCTACAGCCACCAAAGGAGGCGGATTCTCTCGCTGATGCTTCACCAGCTTTGCCAGTTGGCGACCATCCGGTGGAGGCATCCGTGCCGCCTTCGCTAGCTTTGCTGGAGGCAGTGCCAAAGAAGAAGCCTGTTTCTCGTAAGTCGAAAGCGAAGCCTCCATCTCAACCTTAAGTGCATTGTACTCCTCTGGTCGCAAGGACGTTTGCTCTGTTACTGGCCGTTTGCGCTTACGTAAGAAGTTGTCTTGGAAGTCCGCAAGCATGTAACTGACAAAGCGCTCGCGTGGCAAAAAGCATGCTTCCTTGCTGCATTGCACAAGCAAGACCTCGCCGTAAATTTGCATCTTGAACAAACTGCTCGCCAACGCGTTCAACTCGCAGCCATTCTTGCCGGCGTGATAGAAGACGCAGAGCTCCATGTCTTTGTGTTTACCTTTACGGTAAGACTGAAACATGTTGGGTTGTGCGCCTTCAGCCGTTAACGGAGGCTGCTTAATCTGCGAATTAAAGTCGAGCTTGCCATCGTTTGTGTCCATAAGGATCTCGAAGCTGTGTCCAGCTTCATTAATCTTGACCACAAAGACTTCGTTGGTCATGTAACAGCACGCCGCGTGGTAGTCCTTCATGTCCATGTTCTTGCTGCCATCGTGCTTAAAGTGCTCCAGGTTGGTGAAGTCGACGCTTTCGAAGCAGACTTGCCCCCCTGTCTGTGTGCTTACAAAATCCTTTACACGGTCTACGTCGTATGTGGTGTCGCCGTTGTTGTTGAGGTACTTGCAGTGTGAGAGGACTGCCTCCCAGTTGCAGTACGTGCCCCGCTTGACCAGCTTACCCTCTGCGGTCCACGTTGGCATAAAGCAGTTCGCGTTGCGCATTGGAAAGCCGGTCCAGTCGCATTGGTAGTAGGTGTAGCCGTGCAGTTTGCGTTTGCCCATGTGTGCGTTCTGTTTGTGTATTCAGAAGTACTTCCGAGAAATATCTCAGAACACTCTAGGACAGCATGAGCTCGACTTTCTGTGCGGTTTCGTCTACAATGGACGCTCCGTTCCCCTTATACCACTTAAAAGGTTGTGAGCCATCATGACGCCAACGACTAAGGTCAATTTCGCGCGCTTGACTAGGTCGCCCAATTGTTTGCACATTGGCATCTAGTTTAGTGTTTGTGGTATGCATGTACCCGAGAACCACTGCAGCAATAATTGACAATGCTACTGTGTCGCTCATGTTTAGTGTATAACTGAGAAATTAACGGGTGTACCCTGATTGATCAAAAAGGCGACCTGCCGCAAGGCGATCCGCTTCGCGCATCTCGTGCTCGATCTCCCCTTTTGATTTATTGATGTACTTCCCATCATACAAGGCCTGCTTAATTACTGGCAGCTTGCCAAAGCGACTAGGGTCACGCTTGTAGCCTGCCCACCCTTGGCAATCACTGCCTATAGGCATTGCGAACTTGTCCATGGTGTCAATCATGGCAACGGTTGGCTGGAAAAGTGAGACTGCTCCGTGACTAGCCTCATACCACTTGAGTGTTTTGTTGAAAGCAGTCCTATCAAACTGCAAACCGCGTTGTACACTTCGTTTGTGTGCATCAAAGCCAGAGCCGTCGTAGATCCAATGTTCTCTGTTGATTGGGTCCACTGTCACTGTGACGTCTGTAGTAGGCAGAAAGACTTCCTGTTCTACTGCTGACACAGCAGGTGTAAGTTCCGCGTTAGGTAACTCCATGTGCTACTATTAGCTAAGAAATTAGTTTAGTAGTCGCCTGAGGACGAAAGCAGCACCCACACCCCCTGCGACTCCTTTCAGTGCAGCACAGGCCTGATCCTCGCCTGGAGTGGCAGTCATAAAACCTGCACCTCCTGCCCAAACAGCAGGCGGCACAACCGACATCGTCTGCGCAACGACGCCTGGAAGCGGCACGTATACTGGCAACACTACAGTAGCAGCACCTGCTGCATACGGACCAAGGTTCATAAACACGTCTTGAACGTAACCGAACATTCTCTAACTGACAGGTTAGAAAGTTGCAATTGGGTAGCCATCAGCAGCATAGCCTATAATTGGGTTCTCTTCTGACTTACCAGAACGGACATTGTCCGACCATTTGCTAAATGCTCCGTCCATTTGCCTCTTCATGTCTGTTTCATTCAATGTTTTGCCCTCTTTTTGGAACACTGCTTGGACAATGGGACTCTGCTCTTGTTCCATTGACTTACTAGAAGCTGGATCTTGCCGCATGCCTGTATCATCAGATGAAGATCCTAGACCGCCAGGTCGCCCTGCCAATGTGGGGTCTGTGGCCATGTTAGCCATAGACTGTCTCATTGACATAGGCGGTGTACGTGTTGGGTCTCGAATCGGGGCAGGGGTAAAGAATGGGTTGCTATACCACATAACTTTAGGGTTTCGGGACCACAGTGTAGCCGCTTCTGCAACTTCATTGCTGGTAGGTGCGCTTTTCAAGCCCTCGCGTGTAGCGTAAGCTGCATGAGTGCTACCCTTGTGATCTGGTTTCGTAGCACCTTCGTACAAGTAATATGCACCAATGCCAGCTAAGACTGCACCACTGATGTAGTTCATGACCTAAGTTAGGCTTCAGAAACTAAGAGCATTCCAACTGTAACAACTAGCGGCACGACCATCCAAGAGTAATCTCCCGATACTTCGTTTTGTAGCATCCGTTGGTAGTTCACAGACTTGATCTTTTGCTGTATGTCGACTGGTGTTCGCATGCCAACATTTTGCGACAGTAGCAAAGCATACAAATCTACGTCAGGTTGTAGTTGCGGCTCCCGTTGATCCTCTACGCCTGCAACCGGCCGCTGGCTACCGTCATTAGGGTGATCCGAAGGGTGATCTGGGGCTAGTGATGAGTAGCCACCGTCTGGTTGGTCCTCGTGCATCATAACATTCATACCGATACCTATTCCTGTTGCAACGGCAACGTCTAACTTAGTTGGTTTTGCCGCCTTCCAAAGTTTTTGAGCTCTAGTAAGCTTTGCATCTGCAGCTGCCCTCTCTGCTTTAGCCGCGGCCTTTAATTCCGCTTTCGCAGCTGCCTTCTCAGCTGCTTTAGCTGCCGACACTTCTGCCTCTCGTGCAACAGCCTTTGCCGCTGCCTCCTCTGCTGCTTTAGCAGCTTCTCTCTCCGCTGCACGTTGCGTGATCAAAGCAGCCTCCTCTGCCGCTGCACGCTCAGCCGCTTCCCGTAATGCAGTTTGCTCTGCCAATCGCTGGGCAGCAGCACGAGCTGCGGCTTGTTCAGCTTCTCTGATCGCCGCTTGCTCCGCGGCCATTGCTGCTGCAGCTTCTGCACGTGCCGTAGCTTCTGCTGCTGCAATAGCCGCTCGTTCCGACGCTGTCACAGCAACTCTTGCACCTCCACGAAGAGCACCAGCAGCTCCTCGAGCAGCCACACTCGCTGCACCACCAGTTGCAACTGTGGCTACATCAGCAACAAGGCCTACACCAGCACCAATGCCAGCGTCTCGTGCACAATCAAGTGCGCCATGAGGGTCGCCGCCTCCAATTGCTATCACGCCTGCAGCAGCAGTGCATCCTAATGATTTACCAGCGTCATATACTGTACCAACCAGAGGACTAAATTCAATAACTGTTTCAATTGCAGAGCCTACCTGCCCCATATTAGTGCTATGAGTACCATTAGAAGTTCTAAGGTCAACGGTAGAATATGTCGTTCATCTTGAGTAGCCTTGGACTTGCTGGTATTGGTTATCTGTTGTACAAGTTTACACGCAAAGGCACCACTCACGACTCACCATTGTTTCGCGATCCTTTTTTGAAGCCAGCAGATTTTGCCACTGATGCCATTTTAGGTGAAGCGCCAGGCACAGATGTGCCGTTGCCTGCCTATCAAGTACCCGCACCAATGCCTACTCTAAATGAGCCCGATGATATTGTACCATCCGTGCACACTAAACACGACTAGCGAGCAAAGTACCGATAGCCTTCATATGCTACGACTGCTGTTCCAAGAACCAGACCAATGGTCAATGCTGTCGAAGCAGGACCGGCAAGATTATCAACTGTGTGATGTGCCCCATCCATTGCTCTCTTCGCAACGTCTTCGATGTCGCTAAGATTAGGCATGTGATTAGCAAATGAGTTAGCGCCATCTCTAGCATGCTCTGCCATAGCACGAGCAGCATTCGACGCGTCACGTCTAGTTTGTCCCAAACCACCCGCAAGTGCTGAGCCTATCTGACCTACGCGTTGGTTTGTGCTGTAAACACCATATGCGGCTGCACCTGCACCAATGTACGCTGGACCAGTCATAGCAAGTTTTGATTTCCATTTACTAGAAGCTTTTGCACGCGCAACCGCCACGTCGGTTGCTTCATGCACACCTTCACGACTAGCAGCGCGCAACTCCGAGCCGCCAACATTGCGGCTAGTGTCAGCTGTGACATCACGAGCAGCACTGGTGGCCGTGTCGTGCAAAACGTCCTGCGTTACATGTAGTCCTGATGTTGCGGCGTGAGTTGCGTCTTCACCTAAGCGAGGTGCCACGTGTGCAGCTTCGCTAGCCAAATGCGGTGCCACATGGGCGGCTTCGTGGGCACCCCCACGAACGACTGAGTGGAAAAGGGCTGACACACCAGCTCTTGCCATGTTTTAAATAGTTATTAGAATTACGTGCTCATGACGCACTACATCTTTTCAGAACCAACCGGTTTCTTGACTGGTTCACTCACACGTTTCAGTGCCTCTGCAAGACGCGGATCCCCACTGTTGGCACTGTGAACTGTCATAACAAGTGAGGCTACGGCGAGTGCCAGACGAGCTTCAGGTGACACGTATAGGCCTGCACTGTACTTGATCATCAATTCGTCTATCATAGGTGTAAATTCGTTGATGTTATCCTTAGCAATCTTACCCAACCCCTCCAACCGCAGATTCATAGGGTTATAACGTTGAGTGATGGTCTCAACGCCAACCATCGACCCTACAAAGAGCATAGAACCAAGGCTCGTGTCCTTGCTGCTACCAAGCTGTAGTTCAATAAAATGGAGTTCGTCTTCCATTTCTTCAATGCTACTCTTGGCAGACAGTTTGGGATTACGTGTGCGTAGATCTGGGAAGCGGTCCTTGTAGGCCCCGATTTTGTCAAGTAGTTGCTGTGGGTCAGCAAGTTTTGAAGGTGCGGATGTCTTCTCCTGAGGCGCCGACTTGCTAGTATGGCCGTGCAAACGATCCTCTTTAGCCTTTAGGCGTTCCTCTTTCATCAAATCCAACTCGCTAGGCGGCTTGACTTTTGTTCCTTTGGAAGCCACCGTTGCCGCTATAGCTTTAGGGTCTAAGCCCCCCATCGCCAAAGGGTCATCTTTAGATCCCATGCGTAACAATTAGTCGTTGGAAATTACTGTGGCAAATAGATCCAGGTAACGCCAAAACTTATCGTGCATGTCCTCCCTTTGACGTATTAGGTGGAAGATGTCTAAAAGCTGCTTTGGCATCTCGCCAATCCTAGCCAGACCACTCCAGTCCTGGTGTGTGATCATATTCGAGTTTGTACTAAGGAGGCCTGCTAGGTAGGCACACTCCGTTTCCGTCCGCTCCATTACGAAGTGCTCGAGGTCCACGTTGTGTTCGTCTTTTAATGCTTCAGTTGCCCACCTAGCCATGTTGCCCATCTTCTCTTTTATAAACTGGCCAACCGTCTCTTGTGGCATCACGTGAACAGATAAACCGCTAGTGTGATGCCTATAGGCAGTACTAGAAAATGCTTACTAGATACGCCGTCTGGACCAGGCGTGAGCAAGGAGAATGGGCGCATTGAGCCATCTTCACGGAAGGCATCCTTTGGGTAGCCGGATGCATACAGCACAGACGTCGCCGCCGTGCCTGCACAAAAGGCGCGTGAAGCTGGGTGTCCTAGCCCCAGGGTGACCATTGCGTCACGAACTGTCATTGCAGTGGCTACTCCAACCATGTGCTACTCGAGTATTAGAATTTAAGGATTGGTGAATAGCGGCTGCGGTGCCGTGTAATTGAGTTGTCCAGGGCGTCCGATGTCATCGCCCGCAGCATCGGTACCCGTCTTATACATGCCACTCGCAATCTGCTTCAGGCCGCTTCCCTCCTCGAGTGCCGCCGCATCCTTATAGATCCATTGGTCGGCGCCACCAGCACCGCGCACCGACGACGCCGCACCAGGAATGCGCATCCTATGACCCGTACCAACATTCCAGTTGTACGGACTAAGCACACCTGCTGTGTAGCCCGCTCCTGGCGGAGTGTCGCGCACAAGGCGTGGGCCTTTAATGACGCCTTGGTCGAGCATGTACATAAGATACAGATCGTCCATCGACTGAGGCCCCCAAGTGTCAATCATCTCCTTGCGCATAGCAAACTCGTAGTCGGTTGCGGCTTGCTGCACACGCGAAGTGACAAACTCGGGATTAAGATTCATAATCTCTGGGAACCCACCTGGCCGCAGAGGGTCGTATTTAGTGGAGAACCACTTATCAAACTTAGCAGTCTCTACCTGATCCTTTGCTGTTTGCAGCATGTCGACTTCGGCATCAGTGATTGGGTCTGGACGGTTAATACCTTCGGACTTTGCAGCATCGCGAATAGCCTGGCGTGCGACGTGCCGCTCCTTCGCAGCAGATGGCGTGGAGTACTTACGCGGTGGCGCGGGTGTACGATTGTACCAATACGGTATCTGATGGTTTCCGTCCTGAGTCACACCTTCAAGTTGGTCACCTTGCGCTGGGACGTAAGGGTCGGCATAGCGCTGGCGTGCATTGAGTTGTGTGTCATACAGTCTCCTGCCGAAGTCCAACCCCGTATTTGCGGGGTTACGCTCTGCACTCGTGAAGCCAAGAAAGTTAGCTGCCGACATCTATTACTCTTCTTGATTAGAAAGTTAACCATGAGTCACTAGCAACTTGAACCAGAGATGGAACCGGCCAAAGTGTGCTGGTCGACCAAGCCTATCAGTCACCTCAATAGTCAGATTGCGGAGAGTAGAGTTTGTTTGGTGCACAGGCACACAAACAATGCCAGCCGGCTCGTAGGCGGAGAACTCAGTAGCGCCTTGCACTTGATGTGTTGAGTCCCCAGCACGTAAGACTGCAAAAGCACCGTTAGCATACTTATTGTTGCTAATTACTTGCCCGTTGATCTCCTTAATTCGCAGGATCAAGTAGTCATCGCCCTGCATCTCGTGTGCATGTTGAATGCCAACTGCCCTCTTGTTGATAAGTGAATACCCCAGGAGCTTCACTGCTGTTACTTGTTTGACCCCGTGGTCAAGTTTGGCGGTCAGCACAGTACCATTTACCCAGTTATTAGCTTTATAAAGTGGGTAGTAGTACTTCTCGTCACTGTTGGGTCCAGAGAGATAGTCGTAGGCATGGTCACGTGTGCTGAGATCGCAGAACACACCACTTATGCCCGCACTCTTGTATGCAGCTTGACGAATGAATGCGTGATTTTGCGACGCCTCATCAGTCAACGGAATGTAATTTGGTAGCTTTGTAGCATTGATGCTCGCATTTAGCCGCAGTGCCCGATGAGCTATTCCGGACTTAGTTAGCACTTTACGACTTGTAGAGGTACCAGAAGGCACGGTAGTTGACACAGTAGATGCAACTATGTGATCGGTGCCCGCCACGTCCACCGTCGTGTCTTTCGTTACTTTGACATTTGTCGAACAGGCGTTGTACAGAACACCAATGTCATCAACAATCTCTACTACTGTAAGATAGTCTGTGAAGCCTTCTGTGTGAATCCCACCAATCCTAACCAAGTCACCAACCTTAATGTCTTTATAAGGCAGGTTTAAAGAGCTGGCTTGGTCGTACTCAGTCGACCACAATGGTAAGATCCAAGGAGAATCGTTTTCTGTGATGTATGCCGCAGTAGTACCTGCAGCAGCACCTACTTCAAACTCTATAGATTGCACAGTAGCGCAAAATGTGTCATCGTATAAGTAGGCGCCACCGTTAACAGTGTCATCTGCTTGCTTTGTAACGAAGACATCAACCCATCGCTCTGGACACCCACCGAGCTCCATTTCCTGGACATTGTTTGGAAAATGCTTTACAATTTCTAGTACTACAATGCAACGCACACATGGAATGGACACCCCTTGCTACGATCAGCACTTGTTGGATCTTGTTTTTAATGATTTGGAGCATTTACTTGCTGCTGAACGGCCTACCCCTCAGAGCAACCCTTCTAGCTGTGTTAATTGCGGTAGAAGTTGCTTCAGCTACAGTAGTTCTGACTCCAGCTTTCCGGGAAGTTGCGTCTGCGACGCTTGCGGTGTGGTGCAGTCAGGTCTCGTCATCTACGAAACAATGTTTGGACGCGACATTCCACGACGTAGCAGCAACTATAAGCGTATACATCATTGGCATGAACGCATTTCTCAACTACTGCTTATGGAAAGCCAAATCCCTCAAGATCAAATGCTGCAGATTGCTCAGAAGCTATGTGACGGCTCGTACACGGTTGTCAACAAAGATGCAGTCCGCGCGGTACTCAGATCTTTAGGGATGCAATTGTATATCGAGAAGTGGTTGCAGATCATTTTCCGTGTGACCCGCATTGCGCCTCCAATACCAGGATCGCTTCTTGTCTGCAAGCTGGACAGCATGTTCCAGGAGCTACAGGAGCCATTTGACTGCTTTAGGGTTGCTAAGCGCAAGAACTTCCTAAATTACAACTATGTCTTCTGTCGCCTCTTCCAGCGATTGGAGTGCACTCAATTCTGTATGTTCTTTCCGCTTATTAAGTCTAAGCAAAAGCTGCGTCAGTTAGATGAGATGTGGGCAATGATGGCCAAATCTTTGAACTGGGAAGTTACGTCGTTGGCATCAGTGGCCCCGTTCGCTGTACGGCTTGAGAAACCTGACCTTTTGCTACAACGGCTAGCGAGCGAATACGTACCCCCAGTGCTGGTTGCGCCTCAAACAATGCTGCCGAAAATGGTATTCCGAACGTTGGATCGTCGTTCCGTAGATAAGATGATATCACAGAAAGTGCCGCTCCATTTAAACCAACCTGTACAAGAGCCTCAAAAAGCTGCTGCTGCAAAGAGGCACCGTCGTTCGGGCTTGGCAAAACGCCCTCAATTAGTGAACCCACGGCGATACCAAGTCCTACGTGGCTGATCGAGACCTGAATAGCTCGTGCTGTCGACATGATTCTAAGAGAGGACTTAGAATTATATCATCTGGTTGAAGGGGTAAGGTGCTATATCTCTTGGTGTCACCAAGTCAGTCACATTCTTAGGCTTTCCTGTTGATGGCACTGCACCTTGGTCAGCCACCATTGCGGAGCGCCAGTACTCTTCGCTGCCCATTTTGAACTTGCCCGGGTCAATCGCCTTCCACCAATACAGCATCTCTAGTGGGTTTACTGTGTGTTCTGGACATGTGTCAACTACAAGGACCTCGTTGTCTTCTGTGTAAGCATCTATAATCTGTCCGAATGCGTCCTTCGTAAGGAAATCTGCGAAATCCTCCCATAGTGCCTCCCGCTGCCGTGATTGAATGCACTTCATCATGAAACAGTAGTCGGTATTACCACGAAGGATAGGGGTGATTGCCTTAGCGTACTGTGTGGTGATCAAAACAAACAGCCTATAGTGTCGACCCGCTACAAAGAGCTCCATGAGGTTCGCGTCGTATTTAAGACGCTGATCGCTGATGACGTCGTCAAGCAACACAAAAAAAGGTGCCTTTTTGTCCTTCTCATGATCCGTAAGGTTGTTGTCATTTAATATCTGCTTCTGTCGTGAGAATACGGCGTCTAGTATTTCGGGCTCATACCTGTTGTAAATGTACTTAGCAGGCACATACTGACGCCAAAATTTATTGAGTTCGTCTGTTTGACTGATGACTATGCCAGCTGGGATCTTGTCCTTCATTAGGTACATAATATTACGGAACACCCAAGACTTCCCAGTTCGCCGCTTGCCTACCGCTACTACCGTACCATCGAGTTTAATATCCTCTGGATTAAACTCAGACAAATTCGGCAGTATAACCTGTGCGTATTTATCTGCCGCTAACACAGGCATGGTGGCACCGGTCCCAAAGGAGAGTTGTTGTTCTTTGCGCATCCCCGTGTGGGCATCGCGAGCCGCTGCACCATTATTTGGGTCGGTGCGATCTTGGACGCGTGGATTTGTTGCTCCGTTTTGAGACTGTTTTGGTGGCACGTTCTCCTTGTCACTACGTTTGCTCATCCAACTAGGATAGGGTCAGAAAAGGAACTAGTGTCTTCGTAGTTAGTAGCGAAGTCGTAGCTCGCGCCCGAAAACGCGGACACTTGTGACTTCACTTCCAACTTGCTGCGCTGGCAGACAACAGATACATCTTCAAAGCTCCACTGGATGCCAAACTTGTCACCACCGACCCCAGTGTAAACTTGTGCCGCGTGAACAGTAGCCGCAACGACATCACCGGGTGACACTGTGCCGTTCGGGATAACAGCCCCTGTGTGGTCGCAGATGTTGATGACGCGGCCATACTTGCCACCCATGCCATCCCACGTAAATTTGGGAGTTGAGAGCTGCACAGAGTGACCTGTCAGCGTCCCGCTCACCTTGTCGTACTTAGCGCGCACTGTCCTGATCTGCAGCATCTTACACTCGTCTTTGCTCAGGTTCTTGCGGCCTAGTATCTTCAGTTGGTTGTTGTACACGAAGTCGAGCAGCTTGTTGTCAATAGCGTCAACCTTGTCAGCCATCAACGTGAAACCTGTGTTGCCGTCACCGTTTATCGTTGCGTCGGTCAGATCCAGTGAGAACTTGGCCTTGCTGATGTCAGTCGGGCCCCACATCGTGCCAAAGTTGCCATCTCCAGTGCAGCGAGGCCAGTGTGTCACACACGCTGGTGCGACAAAGGCGATGTCGCGGTAGTCGGCAGAGCCCATCTGAATTGCCGGCTTGCCATGGCGGTCGGTGGTGATATTGAACTTAAGCTCGTCGGGGTTGAGCTCGTTAAGCGGAACGAAGGTCTTACGATTCATCATTTGAAGTAGCGAAGCGGTGGGTGCTGCAAGCGTGTGTCTGGTGTGTGCGTCAGCAAATCTATGACTGTGCACTCTGGTAGATAGTGGTTCTTTGCCACTTCTACACCTTGTCTCGGAAGGTTCAGGGAACCCTCGGCAGTGCTCGCTTTTATGTGCTCTGCGGCTGCCCCTGTACCGATGCCCCAAACGTCCGTTACATAAGAGTTCATAGTAGGGGTACCTTTACCATATTTAGCTTTGGTGTCGTGTCGGCGTGGTGGGTCGCTCCACTTGCACCAGGCACTTGGTCGTTCAGACTCGACCGGTGTGAATTGCCCGATAAACGTGGGCACCATGTAGGAACGGTCCCCTGGCTTTCTACTGCTGGACCACATATTAGTACAGGCATTTGAACGAACTTGTGTGCTCATCACTCACTACAAATTCAGAATTAAGCACAGCACTCGTCACCTAGCCCTCTCATACAAATGTGCTCATTGTAACATGACATGAAACGGCCACGAACTTTACAATAATTATGCAAGCACTCGTGTACAAGCACACCGACGAGCTCATCAAATGTCATTGGTATTGTGTCCGAAATTGCAATGCTTGCCCCATCTGTTTCACCCAAATTGACGTCGCTGTCAATCCCTAATGTCACCCGTCGCAGCAGTGTTTCTGTATCCTCAAATTGGACTTGCTGTGGCTTGCAGTGATACCTACGAGTTGCATAGCGACGAAAGTGATTGCGCAGCTTCGATCGATGAGCCTCCAGGATTCTCGATGCAAACGGGATTGCCGTTGCCAGTCTCTGTGGTGTCACTAAAACTTCCTTCTGTGCTCTCTTCGGAAAGACGCTGCCGTTTGGCGGCCGGTAGCGTGTCTCCATCTTCTGTTGACTCTGTCTCAGAATCTTCTCGCGCTGGTGGCTGCGATGTGACGGTAGCAGCCCAGAATTCCAAGTCAACACCCTTTGCCATAGCTTCCTCAATCTTTGACGCTATCTCGCCCTTTGTCTTAGCTGACATAGCGGGTGGTTGATCGGCAAGCATGTTAATTGCTGCATTAATCGCGATGTAGTGCTGAAGCAGGTAATCGAACGTTTCACTATCTTTGTAAACCCTGTAGACTGCCATACCCTCTGGTGCCCAGCACACGTAGTCGCACCACTCACGCCCCGTGATTTCAAGCAATGCGTTCATCTGGATCCAATAGTGCCCTGGGACTTTCTTGTGCACACGTGAGGAGCCGTCGCGACGTGCATAGAAGGGGCACTTGACTTCTACCATGCCTTCTTCGCCAATGAAACCGTCGGGTGACCCAGCCAACCAGTTGTAGTTTGAATGCACATGAAGCCCAGTAGCAGTCACAACATTACCGGTGCGTTCCATATATGCTGACAGGCCGTTGGGTTCGTTATCAGTGCCCCACTGTGTTGCGTTATTGCCTTGGAATCTCTCCAATCCAAGCGCGCGCCTATAAGCTTGGGGCCTTGAGGTGTAGCTTACTTGGCCAAGGAGTGCACCAAGATTTGAACATGTCAATTTGCCGCGCCGAGCAGCGTGCCAGGCAGGCGTGCGTTGTTGGAGGGTCGTCATTTGTGTGTGTGTGCTCTGTCTGTGTATTGGAAAGTTCTTCTAACGTTCTTGTAAAATGCCTTGGAATTGGCAAGGACGAGGTGACGTTAGTACTGACCAAGGTGGCACTAGAGGGTCAATACAAGAAGCCAAGGTAGCACATGCGTGGCCCAAATATGAAGCTGAATATCTTGCTAAGCGTTTGAAGGAGGGTGGCGGCAAGTATGGTAGTGGTCCATCCGGGAAGGCGCCAGATGATGTAGCTGATTACGTGTATTTCGAAAAAATCAGCGAGGACTACAAGTCAGAAGCCGACGAGTGCTTGAAATCGGAGTTTGGTCAGTGGCTCGCAGGTCAGCACCCGGACAATGTTAAACCAGCTACATACAAAAATAAGCCTGGGTTGCCAGTTCGTAAGGCAGTCTTCCGCGACAATGGTGAGATCCCCGGACAGCCTCTAAACAGGGATTGGAAGCCTACTTGGTGGGCTGATCGGCAACTTACACATCTACCAGGAGTTCGTGACTATCTTCGTGACCAAAAGAAACACTCTGTTGATGCTGACTTGCGCATGAATCTTTTGGCAGAAACAGGACCGCAGGACTTAGAGCAAGCGTGGATTTACTTCAAGCACTGGGTCAAGGGGCGGCCTATTGCCCCAGAAATCTGCATGACTCTACCCGGACCACCAGGCGAATTTGGAGATGGCTCCATGATGCCACCTGGAATGAAGGGTTGGCGTGCTTCCACAGGCACACCACGGGACTTCGGTTCAGGATTTGCTAGGTCAGCTGCAGCAGAGGATGCTGCAAGTCGGGACGCCATGGAAACTGGATCAAGTGTTCCGTCGGCTTTTGCAGGCATGCAGGCACAACTGGATGAAGCTTTGAGTGGCATAAGTGCTATGAAGGAAGCTAAGCTTGCTCAAGAAAAGGAGATGTCTCAATTGAAGGCTGAGCAACAGAGACGTCAGGCTGGTTCAGCAGAATATGATGGTGTCAGGGCACAGTTACGCGCATACGAAATTAGCTCTGCGCGATTGGAAGAGGCGCTACGTGCTGCAGAGCTGGGACGCGAAACTGATAATGCGGGTATGACGGAGACCTTGACGAAACTATCGTCACAAAATCAGGGCTTGGCTGATCTAGTGGAGAGTTTGCAGGCTGAATTAAATGCATCTGTTGAAAATGTGGCATACACACAAGAGCAATTTGCGGCTTTACAGGCGGCAAGCCTTAGTCGTGAAGCACAGTTGCGTGAGGATACAGAGAAGAGTGCGGCGGCAGCACGAGGCACACAACACGACCTCGGTGCCACACAAACAGAAGTTGACCGTTTGCGCAATCAGTTGGGCCAACAGCAATCTGCTGCCGCTGAGCAACAAAAGGCACTTGCTGTTGAACTTGCACGTCAACAACAATTATATGAGGCTGCCAACCAGGAGCAACGTGTGGCTTTTGACGCACAATTAGAGGAGGCTATCCGTGTGCAACAATCAATGGTTAATGATCAGCTTCAAGGAGCAAAGGCATTACACAATGACCTTTTGCAAAGTGAGCGCGCTGCCATGGCACGGGAACTGCAGGATTCACTCACTGCAGCTATGACAAACGCCGCGCTGACATATGAAGCGGCTTCTGTAGAGTATTATAATAGGCTTAAAACTCTTGCCAAGGCTGACCAGGACATATTGAAACAAGAGCAGCTACTTAACGAAGATTTCACTGAAATGGGATACCGCGGTGAAACGATACCAGAGGAGAAATGGGCTGCTGCTAATGCAAAACTAGATGCAGCTGTCGAGGCCCAACTCAAAGCTGAGCTTGAAGGCTACAAGGCTGCACAAGAGGCAGCAGCATTGGCTATAAAATCTGCAGAAGGCGAGGCTGATTATACAATTAAGGTCCAGCAAAATGAAATTGCTGCTAAGTTTGGAGTTGTCAAGGGCGAATATGGTAAGGCTATCTCGCGTTCGATGCAGGCTAAGGTAGAACCCAACTCAAACACGAAACTGAGTGTCTTAGCGCAGAATTCGAAAAGCGCTGCCAAAATAGACAGCGAGGGTCAAGCAATAGATTTGCAACGCAAAGCAGTAGAGTTGATGGCTCAACATGTAAGAGATCGCGCGAATCGACAAAGGAAGGGCAAGAGGGGAGCCTTTGGGTCGCCAAACAAGCGTCAAGGCTTGACTGCAGCTGATCCAAGTAATCAAATTGACCTTGACGAGTCAGACGAGGAGACCGTAGTGCCAAACAGGCGCGACGACGAACAAGATTTGGAAGGTTTCGTTGAATCCGCTTACAAGACAAGGGAACAAGTACTTAAAGATAAAAGGGACATTGCTTGGGCCTCTGGTGCTGGTATCATGTTAGACTAATTCTAAAGCATTGCTAGTACTCCATGTCGAGTAGCTTTGTGGAGGCACGTAATCGTCTGTTGAACGGAGAGGGCTCGTTGGGTGCTAGGGGGTACATAGAAGATGCCATGCGTGCAAGGGGTCAGCTACCGAAGAGACACTCAGCACCTAAAGTGGAAGCAGCCTTTGCACATTTTGCGGATACTAAACACCGTCTCGTAGATTTGGAAGAAGAGAACGAGCATCTTCGCGGTCAACTTCATGAACTGCAGGGGCTGGCTGCTCGTGCTACTGACACTCTAAGCAAACAGCGAGAGCAACTAGGTGCACTTTATTCCAAACCACCGGTAACAAATGTCACTTCCACAGATAGCGTCAATAGCGGCTTTAGGTTTGGCGGGGGTGATCATCTCAAGCCAGCCATCGCGGGATGCGGCACGAGGAGTGACGAAAGTGTGCCAGGAGAAGTACTGTGAGCCTTTGTACCAGATTCACGTGGATCGACCGGTCAATACACTAATGCGGGACGATCGAGCGAGAAATTCGGCCAATCTGAATAATGGGATTGCAGCAGCATATGCTCTGAGTAAAGACACCTATTTTGCTGAGGCCCACACGCACCCTGGTGTGCGGCTGGTGGCACATGCCGTTTCTTAAACTTTCTGATTTTAGTGTAGGAACATGCCTCAGCTGCAGATCAACCAAGGTCCACAGGACGCACTCTTGTACGATAACACCCGATCTTACTTTACAAATGTTGGGTACGTCCGCACCTCTAACTTTCAGACAGAGTTGCGTGATGTCGATCCTCAGAACAGCGCCTCACTCGGGTCTACTGTGCAGTTTGTGATTCCGAAGGCGGCCGACCTTCTTGGTCCGGTCGACTTGACAATCAAGTTTGCCACAAACAGCACCCCACTGGCCAACATCGCCACCGGCGGGTCCACGTTTGCCGGTTGGGTAGAGGCGGTCGGGTTTGCGATGATTGATAAGATTGTGTTTAGTGTTGGCTCGCATGATGTCGAGACGATCACTGGCGACCAGCTCTACGTCACTAACGAGTTGATGCGCGGAGATGAGCATCGATTTGCCAAGCATACCGTCTTGAAGACCGGTCGCCCCCTCATCACTGCTGATCTTGGTGATGGCAGTTCGTCGACCTGGTCGCCCACTTTTGATGCGGATGAGAACGCTTCACACGGTGGGCGTCTGATTTCTGCTAAAGTGAACGCCGGTGGCTCTGAGACGCAGTATGACCCCGTTGGTCGTGAATTGATCATCCCACTTGGACTCTTCTTCACTAAGCACCCGTCACAGTACTTCCCTCTTGCTGCGATTGCGGGTTGCAACGACGTGCGTATCTCTGTCAAGCTGCGCACGCTGAGTGAGCTCATGATCCTGAAGACGTCACAGAATGTTGCTGCTGGCATCACGAGTGACGCATCTGATGCTAACGTTGGCTTCTCAACTTTGCCTCAAGTTAACATTGCTAGTGGTGAATGCAAGCTGCGTTGCCATTATGTGCACGTGACTGGGCCAGAGGCGTCGCTGCTCATGAATAAGGAACACGTGCGTCTGCTCAAGTTGTGGCAGAATCACAACGTGAATGCTTCAATCAAAACGAATTCGAACAAGATGCAGAAGCTGTTTGATTTCGAGCTGCCATTCCTCCATCCAGTCCAGGAGCTGATCATTGTCATTCGTAAGGTGAGTGAGATGAGTAACTCGACCGAGGTCAGTGCAAACGATGCTTCAACAGACTACGGAGCGCGCAACAAGAACTACTTTGCCTTCCATGGCGGTGGCAGTGATCCCAACATCGAGTCACAGGGCAACATGACCTTTGAGCATGGAGGTGCCAAAACGGCGGCGGAGGGTTACCTTACGATCAAGGACTTTAAACTAACGCTAAACGGACAGGAACGGCATCCGTCGTTGGCGTCTGAAGGACTTGACCGTAACTACTTGATGAATCGTCTTATGCCTATGCTGCACAGCAATACGAGCACATCGTTCATGGACATTGGCGATTCGTCCTCCTCTACCGGGCAGACTGCCGATTTCAAGGCTCTTGGTGAGCTGCTCGACCGCAAGGAGATCTATGTCTATCCGTTTGCACTTAACCCCGAGGGCGCAAACCCCAGTGGTGCAGTGAACTTTAGCAAGGTCTCTCATGCCAAGCTGACGATCGATGGCATAGCGTTTGAGACGAACAACGCCGCTGTCGAATATCGCTGTGATGTGTGGGGTGTGCACTACAATTGGCTCCAGATCAAGGATGGTCGCGCTCTGACCAGTTTTGCGTAGTTAGTTTCTCATGTGTGAGTGTCTTATGTCTGAAATTTACGAACCAGACTTCGTCGAGCGTAACGGGTCTTGGCTTCTTAGTGTTCTAGGTGTGTGTATGACATGTATATCGGGTGTGATGGTTTACATGCTAAAGAGCAGATGCCGTACAATAAAGTGCTGTGGCCTGGAATGTGAGCGTGACGTGCTAGACCTTACAACTGTCCCAGCACAAAACCTAGAACTGCGCTCTACTACTAGCCCACGAGTGTCTAATTCAATTGTAAGTCTAATACGGCCGCGTCCAACGCAGGCAGCAACTTCTTCTGAGAGTACCGCAGAGAAGGTATGAGCGGTCAATACATCGTTGCGATAGACGTAGGTATAAAAAACTTAGGCCTTTGTGTCTTTGATTTTTGCACATCAAAAGTCATTCATTGGGACTGTGTGAGTCTAGTCCCAAACGGACGTTACATCCCAATGAATAACGTGGACTATGTCCGCACCTTTGTGCAGCGTCATCAACATTTCTTCGAACAAGCGGCAAAGGTAATCATAGAGCGACAGATACGTTGTAACATGCGTATTGTCGAGGCTATCCTACAGACAATGTTCTTTGAGCGCTGTCTAGTCATATCAGCGCGCAGTGTCAAGATGCACTACGATTTAAGCACAAAGAATTATCGCGCAAACAAGCAGAAGGCTGTGCAATGGGTGACTGCGTTCATCCAAGCAAATGAACAAGCCTTCGATGCCACTGCTGTTAGCGCCTTTAAGATGAAGAGCAAACAAGATGACCTTGCAGATTCGCTGCTACTAGTACTCTACTACTTGGACACTTATTCCAATCACTTAAACGCGGAGCATATACAATTTGTAAATGGTATCCTTCAAGAGGGATTCGTACTATGAGGCACACATCGATGATACGAACGAAATGGAGACCGCTCGCAGTTCAGATGACGACGACATTGAAATACCATTCGTTTTGCGGCGCTCATTTCATTTTTGGGTAGTTGACAACCAGGACGCACTAACAGAGTTGTA